TTTTCTCTGTCCCGAAGCCGACCGGCGCCGGGACCGATTACGCCCAGGGCAGCAAGGTTTCGCTCTTCGGCGGCCAGGCCGTGACCGGCGCTACCGGCACCGCGATGGGCTACGTGGCTGCGAAGCCGGCGACCACCGACAACACGGTGCACGTGCTGCTCGTTCCAGGTGCCTGACGCAGTTCGCTCTAGGGGCCGTGCGGCCTGGCAGTTGTGCCGGCCGCACGGCCTCGGTGGCTCTATTTGGAGTTCCTTCCCCTGTTGGTAACACGCAAGCATGCAGGATCTCATCTCGCAGGGCGCAGCGTGGTTCCGGCAGCAGGCCGACAAGCACCTTTCGGTGCAGGTCGAGTACCGCAGCATCGGCTCGCTTGTGCCGGTGTCCGTGCCGGCAATGGTCGGCATGACGCGGCACGACTCAATGGACCAGGCCGGTTCAATCACTCGCATTGAGAGTCGCGACTTCTTCATCTCCACCGACTACCTGTCGGCGGTTCCGAAGAAGGGTGACAAAGTGATTGAGCCAGACGGCAATGCGTATGAGGTGTTCGCACCATTCAGCGGCAACGCGTGGGTGTGGGCAGACCGTCAGCAGAAGATCAGAAAAATTCACACCCAGTTGGTGCCGTGATGCCGTATTTCTCCATCCAATCACCGACCAGCGGCAACGCCCTGCAGCTGCAGGGCCGTGCCGTTTCGGCCACCGGCCCCACCGGTGGGCAGGTGCTGACGTGGGACGGATCGGCGTGGTCGCCGCTGGCTGGCGTGACAGGTCCTACAGGAAGCTCAGGCGTTGATGGCCCGCAGATTTACAGCGGCGCGACAGGCCCATTCTCCGGCCTCGGCCGCAGTGGCGACTATTACATCGACTCCAACGCGGGTGTCCTCTACGGTCCAAAGGCGAATAACGCGTGGGGCTCTGGTCTACAGCTGCAGAGCGGCCCGCAGGGGCCTACTGGGCCGGTTGGTTTAACGGGTGCCACGGGGCCTGCTAACGGCCCCACTGGGGCAACTGGCGCGACCGGCGCCGCATCTTTGATCGCAGGACCTGCTGGCGCCACAGGCCCGACTGGATTTGGCGCCACTGGTCCGACTGGCGTACAAGGCCCAGCCGGAAACTCAAGCCTCTCGCTCTCCGACGCCACGCCCGCAAACCTCGGGACGGCGTCACCGGGCACCAGCATCCTCGCGGCCCGTGCTGACCACTCCCACTCGCTGCCGGTCATCAGCTACGCGAACCTGTCGGGCGTGCCGAGCAACTTCCCTACCAACACGACGCTCGTATCTGGCTTGTCGTCGGGCTACTCGGGCATCAACCACGCTCACAACTACGTGACGAGCCTGAACAACCTCACGGGTGCGTTGACCCTGGCGGCTGGCTCAAACGTCACGCTCACGACCAACGGCTCGACGCTGACTATCGACAGCAAGGCGGGCTTGGATGCAAACGCCGTCATCGACGGAGGCGACTACATCGGGGAGATCGTTGGCCCGGTGGTCACAATCACAAGCCAGCCATCAAACACGACTGCGTACATTGGGTACACGCTTGCGAACCTCGCGCTGGGGACGGCGAATCTGGCTGTGGGCGCTGACGTTGTAGCCGATGGCAGCAGATACCTTGCGTTTGGCGGCACTACAGGCTCCAGCCTCGTAGCGTCCACAAACAAGACAGCGTGGACGAGCTTGTATGCGATGCCGAGCGAGCCATACGTTCGGTACGGAGAGTGCATCGCAACAGCCGGAAATACTGTCGTTATTTCCGCGTCAGCCACCGACTTCCGCACAGTGTTTTTAGCTGGCGGCGGTTCACAGACATCTCCCTACCAGCGACAGGAAATCTACACAAGTACCGACAACGCATCAACTTTTGCCATGCAGTTTCAGTTCGGCGCTAGCTGGACAGGCAGCGGATCGCGGCGCACGTTGGCATATGGTGGCGGAAAGTTTGTAATCGTTCTGAACGAAAAGGCTGGGCCAGACAGCGAGCCTTACCAGTATTTCATGACCAGTTCTGACGGATTGTCATGGACGGAACGGCGGCCGACGCTACGGGTTGTCGGGCAAAATTCGGCATTGCTGTATCACTCAGTCGCGTATGGGTCTGGGAAGTTTGTCGCGGTCGCACGGTTGAATACGTCAGTGAATCCCGTTGGCGCTTGCGCAGTCAGTACCGATAGCATTTCGTGGTCCAGAACTGACACGACCTTCCCATTTGCGGCCAGCGCCGGCCCGGCAGGCGTTGTGTACGGAAACGGAAAGTTTGTTTCCCTTTCCGGCGCAAATGCTGTCGCCAGCACGGATGGCGTCAACTGGTCATCGTTTGCGTTGCCGTCTGGCGTGATGTGGAACGGCAGGATTGTTTTTGTTGACGGCGTGTTTGTCGCATATGGCAGCGGCGTAGATGCTGCCGTTAGCAGCGATGGTCAAGTGTGGACGTATGTCGAGATGCCGTCTGGCGTTGGATATGGTCCGGCTGCATCTCTGAGCGACAGTCTCCTGTTCGTTTCTGGCGGCACGTCAATCGCCACCGGTGCAGTTGTGCCGTCTGGTGCCACGTCGGCCACGCTAGCCGTGTCCGCAGCCGTCACGACTGGCGTGGCGTCCTACCAGTGGCAAGTCTCCACTGACGCGGGCACGACCTGGGCGAACATCAGCAGCGCTACCAGTTCCACGCTCTCCCTCACTGGATTGACGACGGCTGATTCGGGCAAACGCTATCGAGTTACCGTCAGTGCTACTGGTGCGAGCAGCGTCACGAGCCAATCCGCAACTCTCACGGTCTCAGGGTGACGCATGCCTAACAAGATTCAGCCATCGCGGTCGTGGGTAGCCAACTACGTGCCCACAGCCCTCGAAGCCAACGAGCTGGCTATTAACTGGGTGGACGCGAAGGCGTTCACTCGCAATCCCAGCGGACAGATCGTCAGCGTGACGCTCGGCGGCAGCGGCGGCGGTGGCTCTGGCAGCATCGTCACCGCCGCGACAGTCGCAGGATTCCCCGCGACCGGCTCGTCTTCTGGCACGCTGTACATTGCTACGGACACGGCTCGCGCCTACATCTGGGCGGGTGCCTACATCGAGGCGGGTGTGAGTGGCGGCGGCACTGACACTGAGTTGCGGGCGTTGCTTACTCCTCCTGCGCCGACGAGTGTGACGCCCACAGCGGGCAACGCGCAGGTGTCGCTCGCGTGGACTGCGCCAACCGTTCTTTCTGTCACTCCAATAACGGACTACACCGTTCAGTTCAGCAGCAACAGCGGGGCGTCTTGGTCAAACTTCACGCGGTCTGCGTCCGCTGCGGCGAGTGCCACTGTTACCGGACTCACCAATGGCACGCCGTATGTCTTCCGCGTCTCAGCGACAAATGCCATTGGAACGGGCAGCTACTCGGCGGCATCGACTGCGGCGACGCCTGCGGTGCCGAACCTGTCAGCGACCCTCACATCTGGCGGCGGGCTGAATAGCTGGCGGTGGAACACAGCGAACGGCTACTTTGACTCGGAATATTATTTCGGCCGGTGGGATGATAACACCGTCAGTGCCATAGGCTGGCGGACAACGTGGACCCCAGCCAGTAAGCCGACCGTGATTAGCTCCGCAGTATTCACGCTCCCGTACACTTGGAATACAATCTCTAAGACGGCTTTTGACGCTGTCCTGCGCGGGGCAAAACTTTCTAACGCTGGGCAAGGGCTTCAGGGCACCAGCCCGACCACGGCAAGCGCGACAGGCAGCGTGACCACATCCAACGGCAATCTGACAGTTGATTGCACTGCCGTGATCGCGGAGATCGTAGGGCAGGCCGGATGGACGCCGGGAAGCTCAATAGTGCTGTATCTTTCCGGCGAAAATGCAGCGTCGGACAGAGAGATACGTGCAACCGACACGGCCGGGTCACTCGTCATTAGCTACGCATAGGGTAAACAATGCCATCACTCTCCCCCCCAGCATCACCCACTGTAGGTCAAACCTATACTGCCAACGGACGCACTTGGTCGTGGAGCGGCGCGGCGTGGGAACTCGTCGCGGCGAGTGGCGGTGGCGCGCTCTCAGCGACGGTGACGATACCGGGGCTGGGCGATCCGTACTTCTCAAGCGTCTCGCTGCTTTTGCACATGGACGGGACTGGCGGCACGTTTGTCGATTCGTCGTCGTCTCCGAAAACAGTCACCGCGTATGGCAACGCAACGCAATCGGTCGATCAGTCTAAGTTTGGCGGGAAAAGCGCATACTTCGACGGAGCTGGCGACTATTTGACTGTTCCCCCCATAGCGTTTGGAACAAATGATTTCTGTATTGAGATGTGGTTCCGCAGTTCTAGCCGCACGCAATACGCACAGCTAATAGGGAATGAAGGCACGGGCGGGTTTACGCTGCTTCTGAACAATAACGGTGCCGGGCAGGTGGCAGTGTACGGCGGGTCGGGCTTGCTGCTTGCGTCAAGCGGAGACTGGACGGACGGTCAATGGCATCACGTTGCGCTCGTCCGCACGGGAAACTCGTTTTCGCTGTACCTAGACGGAACGCGAAACGCCACCGGAACTAGCTCTTCGTCGTTCTCTTCTAGTTCAAACGTATTTATTGCGACGAATAACAACACAGGAACGTCTAGGGATTACGCAGGGTACATAGATGATCTCCGTGTAACCCTCGGCACAAACAGGGGGTACGAGGGTGCTTCAATTTCTGTGCCCGCAAAGGCGTTTTTGGACTATGACGGCCTCACCCTCCCGGTCACCGTCACCGGATCAGGCGGCGGCTCGGGCCTCTCGTGGTCATCTGCGCCAGCATCCGCGACGGCGACGGGTGCGGCGGGCGAGATCGCGTATGACGGCGACAACCTCTGGGTGGCGACGGCTGCGAATACGTGGAAGCGAACGGCTCTCACTACTCCGGTGAATCTCAGCTATCTGGTGGTCGGCGGTGGCGGCGGCGGCGGACGCTATTTTTCTGGCGGCGGTGGTGCTGGCGGGTATCGGTCTGGCACGACAACCATCACCGCAGGGACCGCATACGCGGTCGTGGTTGGCGGCGGTGGTGCTGCCCTCACGGCATCGCAAGTCGGCATCGGCTCCTCGGGTAGTGCAAGTTCATTCGCTGGCATAGAGTCCGCAGGCGGCGGCTACGGTGCGGGCAGCGACAGCGCGGGCGTGGTTGGCGGCTCGGGAGGCTCTGGTGGCGGCGGTGGTGGCGCGGGGTCGGCGGCTGGTGGTGCTGGCAACACACCTGCGACCTCGCCTTCGCAGGGTAACAACGGCGGCGCGACGACTTACGGCGGCGCAGGCGGCGGCGGCGCGGGTGGTGTCGGAATTGCCACTGCCAGCGGCTCGACGGGTGGTAGTGGTGCCTCCTCAACAATCACCGGCACCGCAGTAGTGCGGGCAGGCGGCGGCGGCGGCAGCGCACCGACGAGCGGGTCAGGCTCTGGCGGTGGCGGAAATGGCGCGACCGACAACGTGGCTGGCACCAGCGGCGCAACGAACACGGGCTCGGGTGGCGGCGGCGGATCATATCCGCAGCAGGGCGGCAACGGCGGCTCGGGCGTTGTCATCATTCGCGCCCCCGTCGCGGCAGCTTCGACCACCGGATCGCCAACCGTCTCCACGGTCGCAGGCGAGACGGTCTATGTGTTCACGTCCACCGGGAGCATCACGTTTTAATCATGGCACACTTTGCACAACTCAACGACGAGAACGTAGTCACGCAGGTGATCGTCGTCGCCAACGCGGAACTGCTCGACAACGGCGTCGAGAGCGAGGCCAAGGGCATCGCTTTCTGCGAGTCGCTGCTCGGTGGTCGCTGGATTCAGACAAGCTACAGCGGCAGCACGCGCAAGCGTTTTGCGGGCGTTGGCTACAAATACGACGCCGAGGCCGACGAGTTCGTTGATCCGCAGGCCGAGGTGCCGCATGCGTGACTCCATCTTCCTCGCCGCTCTCCTCACGTTCGCTCTCGCAGCGGGCGTAATCGCGGCACGCACTACGGCGGCGTTCATGCGATGGGCTGTCCAGCGAACACTAGCAGTGGAGTGGTGAGATGAACAATGCAACGTATACGCAGCTGCCTGGTGCTCTAGACGTCGTCGTGGCCCACGGTGACGGCCTGGCTATCACCGGCTCGCTAGGGTTCTCGACCGCTGGTGACACACTCACCGCAGTGATATACGAAGACACGGCTGGCGGCTACGCAGCTGCGATCGCCGCAACGCCAGCCCCGGCGGCGACCTGGTCCATCGCTCGCGTCGACAACTCCATCGGCGCTATTACGCTCTCGCTCTCGGCGTCAACCGTCAAAGGACTTTCGCTCACCAAGAGCTACCGATGGTTCTTGCGGTCGTCTGCCCTCGACCGAGCGGTGACGTCAGGCACGTTCACTCTGAGGGCGCCATGAGCGACATTCGCGTCAGCGTCACCGGGCCAGCACCGTTCGCCGTGAGCGTCACCGGTGCCACCGGCGTGTCGCCGGTAATCACAAGCGGACAGACATTCGCTGTGCAGCTTGCCGGCGTCGGTCCGACTGGGCCTCGAGGTGACGTCGGGCAGACAGGCAGCCAGGGCGTGGCTGGTCCGATCGGGGCTACTGGCGCTGCATCTACTGTCACAGGTCCGACTGGCCCCGCTGGGGCCGTCTCGACAGTCCCAGGCCCGACAGGCGCCAGCGTGGTCGGCGCCACCGGCCCGGCCGGGACGGCTGGAAGCGTTGGCGCGACAGGCCCGACAGGTGCTCGAGGCGTCGATGGTGCTGCAGGCCAGAGCATTACCGGTCCGACTGGCGCAGCAGGTCAACGAGGCGACTCCGGTTTGGTTGGCGCCACTGGTGCCACGGGGGCTCGCGGCAGCGACGGTGCTGCCGGCCAGAGCGTGACCGGGCCGACGGGGGTTGCCGGGTCGGTTGGCCCTGCTGGCGCATCCATCACCGGCCCGACGGGCGCGACTGGAGCCGCATCGACCGTCACCGGGCCGACCGGAGCGGCCGGCTCTGCTGGCGCCGCGTCTAATGTCACGGGACCGACTGGCGCGACCGGCAGCCAGGGCGCCGCATCAACCGTTACGGGTCCAACAGGAGCAATAGGCGCGCAGGGTGCTGCGTCTACAGTCGCCGGTCCGACGGGGGCGACTGGAGCGGCAGGCGCCGCTTCTACTGTGACAGGCCCGACTGGCAGCGCTGGCGCTGCGTCTACGGTGACCGGGCCAACTGGCGTAGCAGGAAGCCAAGGCGCCACCGGACCGCAAGGTCCTCCCGCCTCGCTGGTCTATGCGTCTGTCACCGACTTCCCTGCCACTGGCTCATCGACTGCCCTGTACTTGGCCGAGGACACGTCGCGGCTCTACCAGTGGGAGTCGCCGGTCTACATAGAGGTCGGAACCTCTGGCGGCGGGATCGCCACGACATCGGCCTCCGATCTGACGAGCGGCACGCTTCCTGACGCGAGACTGAGCGGCAACGTCACGCGGAATGAGAATCTGCGATGGGCGATGCAGGCCAGCAGCAACGCGATTGACTGGTTGCCGCGAGGGCATGGTGTGATCGGAGGTGCCAATGCCTCGTCTGGCCTTTTGACCCTGGCGTTTTTTACGGCACCAACAAACACCACAGTGACAACGATCACTTTTGTAACCGCTGGAACGGCCACCGCTTCGCTCACGCTGTGCAAGTTCGCGCTGTTTGCCGTCTCCGAGACGATAACCGACGGCACCACGGTCACATCACCGTCAATCACTCTGGTCGCTCAGACTGCCAGCGATACAACGATTGGCAACGTCGCTAATACAATCTACTCTCGCACATTCAGCACGGCCGGTGGCTTTCCTGCGTCATACAATCTCGTCGCCGGCTCTCGTTACGCAGTAGGGTTCTTGGTCGTTGGCACCACGGCTGGGCAGTGGCAATCCGCCACCGTCAGCACTGGCACATTCATGCGGCTGCCGCCGATGGTTTCGGGGAATCTGGGAAGCCAATCAGACATGCCAACATCGGCTACGACCATCTCATCTGGCAGCTACATGATGTATGGGAGAATCTCGTGACGACCACCTATCTCGGCGTGATCAACGGCATGCGCACTTGGGAGGTCCGAGACGAGAGCGGCACCGTCATCGGCATGAATCAGCAGGCCGTGGACGACTCTGTACCCACGAGCGTCTCCGCCCGCCAGATACGCCTCTGGCTGCTTCGCCAAGGCATCAGCCTCGCGGCGGTGGACGCAGCCATCGACGCGATCCCGGACCAGTTACAGCGAGACTCTGTGAGGGTGGAGTGGGATTACGCTCCGTATGTGGAGCGTTCGCACCCCATGCTCGTTCCGCTCGCGGCGGCTCTGGGGCTGACAGAGGATCAGGTCGATCAGGCGTTTGTCGAGGCGGCGGGGATTTAACGCTGCTGAAGGCATAGAGGGTCAATCCTATTTGGCTTTGCGGCAGTCTGTGGCAGAACAAATTCGAGGTGACATTCATGCCATTCTTTTCACTACCAGCCACACTGAGCGGCAACGCTACGCAACTGCAGGGGCGAACCGTTTCGGCGACTGCACCGGCCGCCAACCAGGTGCTCGCTTGGAGCGGCTCTGCGTGGCTGCCGGCCACTGGCGTGACCGGTCCGACCGGCGCCGACGGCTCGCAGTTCTATGGTGGTTCAGGAGCGCCTTCTGCCGGGTTCGGCAACAGCCGCGACTTCTGGCTCGACACGACCAACGGCCGGCTGTACGGGCCGAAGGCAGACGGTTCCTGGGGATCTCCGCTGCAGCTGCAGACCGGCGCGCAGGGGCCGTCTGGAGTTACGGGGTCCACTGGGCCGTCTGGCCAGAGCTACACCGGCCCGACTGGAATTGGCGGCGAGACCGGGCCGACGGGGGCTCATGGGGCATCGGTGCTGTCCGTGGGAGGCACGCCGAATGCCAACGTGGGCCGCGACGGCGACCTGGCGTTCGACGTGACAGGAAAACAATTTTTTGGACCGAAGGCGGCTGGCGAATGGCCGGCCGCGGTGTCGATTGCAGGCCCCACCGGCCCGACAGGCTCGCTGACGATCGCCGACGTGATCGCGGCCGTGGGCAGCAACGCCACTCTCAGGGCTGCGATCAAGTCTGCGGCCACATCGTGAGGTCTGGATGGTCGAGCACCTTCACCAGTTGGCCGTGCACGCGTACTACGCGGGCGAGTTCGACGCCGGCCGGCGGGCGTGCGAGCGACTGCTCGGCATGGAACTGACTCCGGAGAAGGAGCGGCTCGTGCGACGCAACCGCAGCTGGTACACGCAGACGATCGACGAGATCGTCGCGTGCCGGTTCCGTAGGTTTGACGTTGAGCCGGCAGCGGACGGCTGGTCGACGTTCAATCCGACGATCGTAGCGCAGGAACACGGCTATCTGGCGATCGTGCGGTCAAGCAACTACCGGATCGTTGACGGTCAGTACGTGATACCGCCGGCGGACGGTGATTTGATTCGCACGGTCAATGTGCTCGTGCACCTCGGCGAAGACCTTTCTGCTGCTGGGCAGCCGTCTGCAATCCCTCACCCCATCTACCCTAAATCCGATTATCCAGTGGATGGGTTTGAGGATTGCCGGCTCAACGCAGTCGAGGGCGAGCTCGTGGTGAGTGCCACCGTCCGCAACTGGGCCGGCCGAGACGGCACATGCCGTATCGCGACGGCCACGCTGTTGCCCTACAAGGCCAGCCTCATCGATCCGGCCATGATCGATGAGCCGCAAAAGGGGCGGCACGAAAAGAATTGGATGCCGATCGGTGGCACGCCAAACTTCCTCTATGCGTGCTGGGACGACGGTCGCGTGGCCACGGTACGCAAGGACGGCTGGCATTGGCTGGTGGAGCGGCACGGTGAATCGCCGGCGATCGCCCGCGGCTGGCGAGGCGGATCGCAGCTGGTCGACCTGGGCGACGGCCGCTGGCTCGCCCTGGTGCACGAGGTGGCTGACGACACTGCCGGCCGCATCTACGAACACCGGTTCGTGCTGTTCAATGACGACGAGTGGCGGATCGTGGGCTGGTCGCCGGCTTTCGCGTTTCGCGAATCGCGGGCGATTGAGTTTGCGGCTGGGCTTGCCCGACGTGGCGACCAGCTGGTGGCAACCTTCGGCGTGCGTGACGCCGAGGCGTGGATGGCTGAGATGAGTATGGCCGAGGTGCTGGCCATGATTGGAGGCAACGATGGGTGACGAGCTCGAGGACCAGGTCGGCGACCGTCTGCGGATTCACTGGATGCCGGGAGACTGGTTTCCGTGTTCGCCGGAGGCTGTCGGCCACTACGCAGCCAAGGCCCGGGTGTGCCGCGAGCACAAGCCTGCTCGAGTGATCGAGATCGGTACGCGTTGCGGCTACTCGCTCGCCGCGTTTCATGCCGTGGCACCTGACGCAACATTTTTCTGCATCGACGGCGCGCTCGACTCCGACAGCCCGGCATGCCTGCAGCACTGGCAGAGTGTTGTTGACTCGCTCGGGATCGATGCCCAGCTGGTCGTTGCCAACAGCCACGACATGCGGCAGCTGCCGCCGGCGGACTTTGCCCACGTCGACGGCGACCACTCCTACCAAGGGGCGCTGGCCGATCTGCGGCTGGTGGCTCACGTGCCGGTGATCCTTGCCGACGACTGCTGCAACCCAGAAGTGGAGCGGGCCGTCGAGGAGTTCTGTGAAGAGACTGGCCGAGAGCCGGTCTATTTCCATGACGGGCTGCGGAAGGCCGCCGTGCTTGTGGAGGCTTGATGATCGTCGGCATCTACGCGCTCGCGAAGAATGAGGCCGCTAACGTCCCGGCCTGGGAGGCGTCGTGCCGCGACGCCGACGTGCGGGTAGTCACCGACACGGGCTCGATCGACGACACGACGCAGCTGCTCGAGTTCGAGGGCGTGACCGTGGCCCGCGGGAACGTCGTGCCGTGGAGGTGGGACGATGCCCACAACCTCTCCATGCAGCATCTGCCCAGCCACGTTGACGTGGCGATCCGGCTGGACCTCGACGAGGTGCTTGAGCCCGGCTGGCGTGATGCCTTAGAGGCGGCGTGGACGCCTGAGACGACCAAACTCCGCTACTGGTATCAGTGGTCGGATGCGCTGAAATTTAAGAGCGATCGCATTCACCTCCGGGCCGGCTATCGGTGGACCGGTGCCACGCACGAGGGTCTGGTGCGTTGGAGCGGTGCCGAGACGCAGACGCACACCGACGCCCTGCTGATCCGGCACCACCGGCAGCCAGGGAAGCAGCACAAGAGCGACCTGACGCTACTCCAGCAGGCCGTCAAAGAGGCTCCGCAAGATGCCCGCATGGCGTGGTATCTCGCCCGCGAGCTCGACTACCACGACCAGCCCGGGATCGTGGAGGCGTTTGAGCATTACCTCACGCTGCCCGGCGGGGCCGCATGCGAGCGTGCCTATGCCTACCGCGTGCTCGCCCGCCGGCAGCCGGATAAGGCCGGCAATTGGCTGCTGCGAACGATCGAGGAGTCGCCCCACGAGCCGGAGGGCTATCTGGCCCTCGGTGAGGCGTGCTGGGATGCCGGCGACGCCGTTGGTGCCCTGCACTGGGCTCGGCGGGCCTCGATGGCCCCACCAGACCGACAGACGCACACCAGCGATCCAGTGGCCTATGGGCACCGAGCCCCTGAGATGGCCGCCACCGCGGCCTACAGCCTCGGGCTCAAGCAGGAGGCCCTGGAGCACGCCCGCGAGGCGTTCCGTCGGCAATCGTCGCAGGAGACGGCCGCGGCCGTCGCGAAGCTGGAGCTCGAGCTCACGACAAGCATCCCCGGCCCCCAGGAGCGATAGCATGCCAGTCACGCCGCACCTCTCACGCAACCTTGCCACGCAGCTGGCAGCCGCCCTGTCGGCATTTAGTTGGGGCAGCGTGCCCGGCGGCACGATCGCCGCCACCATGCAACGCAAGCCCGACTACGGGCTTGAGGATCTCGGCTCCCTCCGCGTGTCGGTGGTGCCAGGCCCATACACGATGAAGACAGAGACGAAAGGCATGGAGTTGGCCGACACGACCGTCGGGATTGTCGTGGCCAAGCACGTCGGCAGCGAGGCGGACATCGTTGCCCTGGAGGATCTCTGCCAGGAGATCGTTGATGCTATCCGGTCAAACTACATCAAGCCCAGCGGTCTGCCGGAAAACAACGACTGGACAGAGGTAAGCAACCCCCTGCCCTACGATCCGGAACTGCTCGAGGCCCGCAACGTGTTCATGGCACAGATCGCCGTGCAGTGGGATATCCCGGTAGATAAGTGGGTGCCAGCGGCTCCGACCGGCCCGACAGGAGCTACCGGCGCATGAGCATGCTAGACGCTGGCCGGAATCCGCTCGGTGCTGGACTGTCGGGATCGGCCGGGATCCCGATGCGGATCAACTTTGATTTCTTTTTCGACCGTGCCAGCGTGCAAGCTGCGCTCGACAAAGCGATCTACCGCGGACTGTATCGGGCTGGGTCTGTGGTGATGCAGATCAGTCGTCGGTCGATCAAGAAGATGGGCATGGCTAAGCCGAAGCTGGCTGTAATGCGAGCGAACCCTGACTCGACACTCCGGCAGCTGCTCGCGAGAAATGACATTAGCACCAGGACAAAGCGGAAGATCTCGCAGAGGCTGTATCAAATCAAGTTCAAGCCAGCTAGTACGGCGCCAAACCCACCTCACACTCACGCGGGCACACTTCGCCGCTCAATAACGTATCAATATGACCCATCGACTGAGTCTGTGGTTGTCGGTGCTTTCATGGACGGTGCGCCATATATCGCAAGCCTGCACGAGCACGGCGGCTCGCAGCAGATGGCGGCCTGGGCGTGGATCCCGCGGTATGACCGCGGCTACAAGGGCATCCTCTCGTGGTATCGCGTCGGCAAAGGCCCGAAGAGCAAGGCGAACTGGCAGATCACGTCATTCAGAAAAACTTTCCCGTACCCGCAGCGACCTTTCATGTTCCCGGCAATGCTCGAGGGTGTGAGGCGAGGCAGGATCGCACAAGAGTTCGCCGGCCGGTTCCGCAGCGGGTGATCAACCGTTCAGGTATACTGGCGATAGGTGCCCACCCCACGTGAGGAAGCTATGGCAACCACGATTCTGCTCGGCAAAGACACGACCATTTCCGGCCTGACTGGCGTTCAAGACGTCTCTATGACGATCGAGGCCGAGAAGGTCGACGCCACGACCAAGGGGTCCACGGGAGTCTACAAGCGGACTGTCGCCGGCCTGCAGTCGCGGACGCTCGAGGCCACGGTGCTCGGCGACTCGACGCAGTCATACGGCAAGCAGGTAGCCGTCACCGTCACGCCCAGCGGCGGCACTGCGTTCGCGATCACTGGTGTTGTCACCAGTGCAAAGCGGACTCAGCCGATCGGAGGTGCGGAAGCCGTCTCGATCACGATCAAGCCGGGCATCGCGCTCGACGCCGGCGACCAGGTCACCGTCTAACCACCACACGAGGGATCTATGGCCAAGTACAAGCTGGGAAAGAGCTCGCTCATCACCGCGCCGGGCGTCATCCTCGACAATGTGGTCGACGTTGACCTGAACGCCAGCGGCGACGAGGTCGATATCACCGTGTTTGGCGACACTGAGAAGCAGATCGGATGCGGCCTGCTTGATGTGACTGTCGAGGTGACGGCCACGCAGCACTCCGCCACCGTCGGAGCCACCGGCCCGATCACTGTCGGCGGCATGACTGCCGTTGGCTGCGTGGTGCTTGACGTCAAGAACAAGGTCAGCCCGAAGGGGCGGAACGAGTACACGATCAGCTACGCACCGACTGTGTCCTGACGCAGAGGTGACCTGTGGCAAAGGTCCGCCTCTCGAGGTCGCAATCGATCAGAGCCGACGGCATTGTGCTATTGGGCACACGCGACTTTGATGTTGATCTAGAGCTCGACACGGTCGACGTCACTCGGTGGGATTCTGCAGCACGCGGTGAGCTCACGCTCACCGAAATGAACACGGTCACGCTGCAGATTTACCACGCCGAGGACGTCCAGCGTTTCATGCGGAAGTGGAACAAGTTTCCGCCGCAGCCAGTCACGATCGCAGTCGATGGTGCCGTGGCGAAGTTCTTGGTGCATAAGGTCAAGCTGTCGGGGCAATTCTCTGGCGTGCTCGCCTATGAGGTCGTTCTAAAACTCTGGCCCTACAACTGATGGCAAAGTTCAAGACAATCGATGGCAAGGAATGGGTGATCGACGTCACCTATCTCACTGTCAAGCGCGTTCGCGATCTGTGCGCAGTGAACCTGCTCGACATCTGCAACCTCGACAAGGAGTCGCTCTCCGGGTGGGTCGCTGACGACCTGAAGGTGCTCGAGGTCGTCTGTGCGGTCGTGCGGCCGCAGCTGGCAGCGGTCGACATGTCGGACGAGGATTTCTTTGCGGCCTGCGACGGCGGCGTGCTCAAGGAGGCAGTCGAGCGGCTGGTTGACCAGGTATCCGATTTTTTCCAAGAGCCCCGGAAGGGGCTGGTGAAGAAGGTGATCGCGAAGCTTCGGGAGACGGAGCGGAAGATGGAGGCTCAGGCGGAGAAAGCAATCGACGCGGCCCTGAGCCAGTTCGACTTCGAGGCAGCCCTCAAGACGCATGGGAGCTCGGGTTCCATCTCGCCGGCATCGTCGGCGTCGAGCCTTGGGGATTCACCCTCCGCGAGCTCGTCTGGCTCGCCGAAGGACGCCAGCACGAGAACTGGACGCACACGGCGTCGCTGATGGCCCTGTTCGCACAAATACACCACGACGCCGAGAGCAGCGAGCCGCCGCCGACCATGTACACCTTCCACCCCTTCTATCGCGTGCCCAAGCCGGAACTGCCGGAGGCGACGCCAGACATCCTCATGGCGTTCGGATTCCGCCCCGTGAAGCCGGAGGTGCCAGATGGCGGCTAGCGCAGGGGCGATCCGTGCCGGTTCGGCCTACGTTGAAATCTTTGCCCGCGATGGGCAGTTCCAGCAGGCTATGGGCCGCATTCGTGCCCGCATGATGACGCTGGGCACGCAGCTGCGTCAGGCCGGCACGGGCATGACGCTCGCCGGCACGGCGCTGGGGGCTCCGTTCGTGTTTGCGGCCCGCACGGCGGCAGCGTACTCGCTCGAGATGGCTCGCGTGCGAGCGAACACCGGCGCTACCGATCAGCAGTTTGCGTCACTCAATGCGTCAGCCAAGGGTTTGGCGGTCCAGTTCGGGAAAAGCCCCGAAGTTGTTGCCAACGCAATGGGAGAGCTCGCCAAAGCCGGACTAGACGCCGAGGGCGTAATGAAATCCATATCGCCGATTCTGGCGCTTGCAGCCGCCGACAACATGGAGCTCGCCAGGGCCGTCGAGGTGGCCGTCAGTACTATGGCCCAGTTCGGCATGACGACCAACGACTTCGGCACGATCGCTGACAAGCTGCAGGCCACGGCCAACGCATCGACGACCAGCGTCGACTCCATCGGAGAGGCGTTGTCATATGTCGGCCCAAAGGCCCAAGAGGCTGGACAGTCGTTCGACGACGTGGCCGCTGCGATCGCCACGCTTGGAGACGCCGGTCTCCGCGGATCTCTTGGCGGCACTGGTCTTGCCCGCGTGATTGAGTCGATTGCAAACGAAGAGGAAAAGCTTGCCGGGCTTGGCGTCAGCACCCGGGACGCGGCTGGCGGCATGCGGCCGTTCATTGACGTGCTTGAGGATCTCGGCAAGAAGACGGCCAACATGAGCAACGTCGACAAGATTCGACTGTTCACCGACATCTTTGAGATTCGTGGTGCGAATGCCGCCATGTCGCTGTCAAAGATGCGGGACAAGTTCAATGAAGTGCTCGGAACGATTGAGAATTCCGGCGGCGCTGCACTGACAAAAGCAGAGATTGTCATGAACAGCTTTGGTGGAGCCGTCGACCAGCTTGGTTCGGCCTTTAAAAACCTTCAGAGCACTGTGATCGAATCGATGGGGCTTACTCCAGTAGTGCAGGGCATTACTCGTCTGCTCGGTGTCTTCGGCGAATTCATATCACGCAATGGCACGCTGGTTGCGATTGTGGCCGGCAGTGCGGCGGCCCTCTTCAGCCTGGGCGTGGCGTCTCTCGCCGCCGGCATCGCCCTGCAGGGGCTCGCCACCGGTCTCCGCGTTATCCAAGCCGTGCTGCCGCTGATCCCGGCCCTGTTCTCGCCGATCGGCCTCGCGATCGCCAGCGTCGCCGCAGCGATCGCCGGCGGCGTTATGGTCGCTCGCACGCTCTCGCCGGCCTTCAAGCAGGAAACCGACGCGATCGGTGCCGCCCTTATGCGGCTGGACTTCGCCGCAGCCTGGCAGGTAATGAACATCAACCTGGCGATCGCCCTGGTGCAGATGCATCAGGCATTCGCCCAGGCGTTCGACTTCGTGAAGAACACGGTGATCTCGACGTCGCAGTTCATCGGCGACATGCTCACCCAAGGGCTCGACCGGTTCATGGGGCTGTTCGGTGCCGATATCCTTACGCTGCAAGCAGGGTTCGAGAAGCTCGGCGTGTATTTCCGTGCCGCGTTCGACTGGGACTTCGCCGTGAACGGCATGTCGGACGCACTCAAAAAAGTTGAGGCCCGTGTCGAGGAGGCCCGCCAGCGAGCGCCGACTGCTGACGCTCGAGCCGAGCAGAGGAAGCAGGAACGAGAGAAGCAGGCAGAGGGCCGCAACGAAGAGATCAAGCGACGCGACGCAGGCTTTGAGGACACGATCAAGGAACTCCGAAAGGACGCGGCCAGGGCGCGTGAGCGTGCTCTCGGAAAGCCTGATAAGCCACCGGAAGGCGCAAAGGCAGATGAGGAGGCGAAGCCGGTGAAGCCGAAGCTGCCGGCCGCCCCTCCCGGGGCGTTCATGCCTCCGCCGGAAGGCGGCAAGGCAGAGAAGGACAGGGGGATCTCATCTGCCGGAAACTTCAGCGGCGTTGGGCTGGATATTGGTCCTGAGCTCAGTCGGCTTGAGGATCCCGCCCAGCGGACCGCAGATGCCACGGAGCGGACGGCTGAAGCAGTGGGCGCAATCGCTGGCCAGCAAGGACCGCAGGCCGCCGCTGGCGTGGCGCCGCTGGCCGCCGCAGCCGGAATGGCGCCGGGCGAGTTCCAGGCTGGGCTCGATGCCGTGGCGGCGGCCGCCGCCGACCCCAACGTGACGGCCGAGCAGCTGCTCGCCATGCAAGGCGGCGGCGTTGGTGCAATGCCACAGCCTATTGGTGGCGCTCCAGCCATCGCGATGGACGTCGTGGCCCCCCGGGCCGTAGCCGGCCAGATGGCAGCGGCCCAGGGCATGCAGGCCGCGACGGAGACATCGCAGATCGGAATCGCTTTCCGACAGTTCAGCAGCGAGATCGTGGCGGCGGTTAACGCCGGCACCGAGGTGTCGAAGTCGATGCTCGGCGTGCTCAACAAAATCGCGGAAAAGAAGTCTCCGGAGTTTGCGTTCCAATGAGCTACACCGTCTACGAGCTCCGAGACTCAGAATCAGGCAGCATCGACAACGAAAACTTCGAGTCGGGCGAGGTCTGGAACGTCACCAAGAAATACATCATCGGACAGTGCCCTGGCGGAATGGGCGAGGTCAAGGATGCGATCGCTGGCTATCTTCCGAGATACTGTCAGTCGCCTGTCGGATACTGGCGTCGCAAGGGCGTTGCAATCAAGGGCATTGGAAAGCAATGTTTTGAATGCACTGGAGAATACACGACCCTAGTTCCCGCAAGCGGCGGTGATGGTGGAGGTGGCGGTGGCAACAGCGACAGCAAATATCAGTTCGTCCCTGGATCGATCGCATGGGACACAACTGGTGCAACAGAGCACATTACCAGTGCGCTGAGCGAGCGTGTTGTTGGTGGCGACACAGACGACTTTGAGGGCGCAATCAACGTCCAGGGCACGAGCGTACAGGGCATCGACAAGGTCGTGCCGGCGATGAAGTATTCCGAGACGTGGATCATGCCGACGCAGATCGGACTGTCGGTCGATTTCGTGAAGTCTGTCTACACACTGACAGGGACCGTGAACGCCTCCCAGTTCCGCGCGTTCTCTCCGGGCGAGGCGCTGTTCATCGGCGCTCGAGCGCAATGGAGCGGCGACCAGCCGTATGCCACTGTGACGTTTGATTTTCAAGCCCGTGCTAACAACCCGGCCTTCTATGTGAAAGGTCTTCCGCAGACAACGAAGGAAGGCTGGGAGTACCCGTGGGTGGTCTACGCCCCTTACACCTCCGCGAGCGGGCTGCTCGTCCAAAAGCCGCGGTCGCTTGTTATCGACCAGATTTACGAAAAGAAGGAATGGTCGCCGCTTCAGATCACTTCGTCGGCTCCGGGTAGCAGGAGAACCGGAACGATAGCAACGGCTGCATCCACTGCCGCCGCCGTAGCTGAGTTCTTCAACTGACATGGACCCTCGCCAGCAAGTCAACCCGGGTGATCCGATCCGTCTGGCCGCCAGCCAGATCAACGGACTCAACCGCCTGCTGCAGCCGGCCGTCGGATTCGGCGACGGCGGGGCTGTCGAACAGCCGACGCCGTACACGTGGGTCATGGCGAAAAACAACACAGCGTCTACGGTGCCACGCTGGGGCGTGCTTGCGATCACCGGCATGGCAATCACGCCAGGCGACAGCAGTGGCGCGACGAGCCAGTTCGAGCAGCTGCCGGTCGTGGCCGGTGGCACGCCCAGCGACACGACGACGGCCTGGTGCGTGGCAGTAGAGCCGATTGCGGCCGGCGAGGTCGGGCGTGTTGCGGTCGGAGGGTGCGTGCAGGTGAAGGTGGAGGTCGCCGACTCCGCCCACACGTTTGTGCGGTGCAAGAGCTCGAGCTCCGAGCTCAAGAGCACCGACAACGGCGAGGGGCTCATTCTGTGGAAGCAGGGCACTGGTGCGGGCCAGTGGGCCTTGGTGCGGCTCGGTAACGGCCGCGGCACGCAGATCGACGTTGTCACCAACGTAACGCTCGGGGCTACCGGTATCGCTGTTGAGAAGAAGCGGGCATGGGTCTACGGCCCAACTGGCATCACTGGCTCGACCATCGGAACGACTGGGTGCACCTAATGACACTCGCAACCAAAAACGGCTCGCTGATCGTCAAGGACGGCCAGATCGCAGAGGACTGCGGGTGCTGCGGGGGGTGGTATTGCTATTGCGAAAACGATTGCAACACAACGCCAGCGTGTTCGTATTGCCTTGGATCATGCCCGCCATATCGCGCACCGGAGAGCTTCACGGCCACTGTGACTGCGTCCGATTACGTCAATAGGGTAATGGGCCGAGTCTACTACAACATTGTTGGAGGATCTGGAGCGGGAGTTGGGCTCACTAGTTATTTCAAGGGAAGCGCATTGTCGGGAACGCACACGCTCGCTCGCGTTAGCGCAACTCGATACGAGACAAGCCTTCCTGACAACCCGGCGTGTTCGTCATCAGGAGTTGCAGCGTCCAACATTTCTTTTGACTTGGCAAGCTGCTACTTCGCAGTCTCCGTGCGCGGCCAGTTTGAATCAAGCCTAGCTAACTATCCTTCGGATACCGTTCCCCGCGCTGGTGCGGACTTAGGATGCAGCACTCAGACTTGCCCAAGCCCATATTCTTGCGCTACGGCAAACCCTACATGGGTACTGAGAGACTTCACACATTTTCCATTTTCAAAGTTTGTTTCTTGCAGTGAAATAAGTTCTTCTTCTCCTGTTGTGCTCACGCTAGCACTACCAGACAAATGGTGGGTGGAAGGGTCATATGTCGGATTTGGCTTTACATCCCGTCCGGGTTTTACCGGCCCATACGGGTATGTATCTGACCCAGTGGTATACGAGCAGTCTGGGTCTCGCGACGTTACCGTGTCTATTGTTCCCAATTATTGACCGAGGCTGCTGAATGCCGTGCAGACAAGTTGCAACTTACAGCGGGAAATATGGCGCAGGGAAACTCGATGGCGGCGGCGGCTACCGCACCGAGGCCGAGTGCAACGAAGCCTGCCGCGAAGGCGCGTGCTGCGAGGGCACGACTTGCACGGTCAAGCCGCAGTGTCAGTGCAAGTGCGCTAGTAATTCCTGCTGTGGCCCAGACACTATGACCGTCAACGGCATTACTGGCCCTAGGTGCAGGGGCGGGACGAAGTCTGAGTGCGACGCTCGCGGTGGGACGTGGAGGCCGTGCATCGGGTGCTCGGCGGACGCTGCCAATCCAAACGCATCTATCTGTCGTTCAACTGACACGCCATCGCCAGCACAGCCTGTTGAGCCAGTGTTTCAGGGCGTGGGGACGGTGTGTAGCCCGAATCCGTGCGTAAAGACCACATGCTCGGGTTTTGACTTATGTGGCTGGTGCCCGTCGCCGTGTCCGCAAGAGATACAGGTGCGCCTTTCTAATTGCCAAGATACGGATTACGGGTCTGACTTTGAATCAATGAATGGGACGTATTCGCTTGCCTTGCAACCTGTTGTTCCGGGGTTAAATATTCGATTTTATAGAATAGCATTGTCAGGCTTCAAGGCTGTATCGCTTCGGTTCTTGTGCATTGGTAATGCAACAGGTTACGCGATGTCATGCACTGCCAGTGTAACTGCAATATTGTCCTGCCAGGCGGACGGAGTTGTTGTCCATCCCTTTAATTCTTGCTGCGCCAGCGAATCGTTTGCAAGCAATAACGGGACAGGCTTTTTGTTTTCGTTCCAAGGACAAAAAAATCTGGCTGCCCTGTCGTTTACGGCAGAGGTGATGTGCTAATGCTTTGCAATTACGAAAACATGGTGTGCGTTGCCTGTGGGCACAAGGCACCAAGCCCAAAACATTTCCGAGAATGCAGGCCCGTGGCATTGGCCGCATCACCCGCCCACGGCCCCGGCACCGAGCTATCCCGCCTCTTGAAGCGGATCGGCATTGAGCCAACGCCAACCTGTGCCTGCCGCGCCAAGGCAGCGCAGATGGACGCATGGGGGCCAGACGAGTGCAGCAAGCCAGAACGTATCGACGAGGTCGTCGCCGTCATGCGAGCCGAGGCCACGGCTCGCGGCCTGCCGTTCCTCGACCTCGCCGGCAGGATGCTCGTGCGGCGGGCTATCAGCAACGCCAGGCGTAACGCTTGACAGTGCTGCCCGATGCTATTGCACGCCAATGCCGATCTGGCACTCTTGTCTTACGCCCCTCGCACGGAGGTTTCATGGCTGGCGACGACATCACGCGGATGGCGATCGAGATCATTCGGCAGTATCCGGACCATCCGGCGAGATCGCTCGCGCGGCGGCTGGTCGAGGCTACCAAGGGTGCCCTCACGCTGGATGCTGCCAGGAGCAGGATTCGCCAGCAGCTGGGGCAGTGCGGCGACAAGAACAGGAAACGACCGGCCACTGGCCTAGAGCGACAGGCTAGGTCGCCTGGCGAGGGCGTGGCGATGCCGAGCAGCAGGGCCGCGAAGTGGGAGCCCTACGATCCGCAGCTTCCTGGCCTGTGGGGCGTGCTCTCCGACGTCCATGTGCCGTACCACTCCGAGGTAGCGCTCAAGGCCGCGGTCGAGCACCTGAAGCAGCGCCAGATCGTGGGCCTTTTGCTGAACGGCGACATCGCAGACTTCTACAGCATCTCGCGGTACGTGAAGAACCCAGCCAACCGAGACTTCGGCAACGAGCTTGCCCAGGTGCGGCAGCTGCTCAAGTGGCTGCGTGGCGAGTTCCCAGGCGTGAAGATTGTCTACAAGCAGGGCAACCACGAGGAGAGGTATCAGGTCTGGCTGTGGCAGCATGCCGCCGAGCTATCGCTCCAGCCAGAGATGAATCTGGAGGTCTGGCTGCAGTGCAACATCTATGACATCGCAATGGTTGGCGACCAGCTGCCCGTGATGCTCGGTAAGTTGCCGGTGCTCCACGGCCACGAAAAGGGTGGCGGCATGACGGCTCCCGTGAACCAGGCTCGCGGTGCGTTCATGAGGCTGCACCACACCGTGCTCGAGGGCCACGGCCACCGCACGTCCGGGCACTGTGAGCCCGATATGTTCGGCAACGAGACATTTTGCTGGAGCACCGGGTGCCTCGCCGACCTTCGTCCGGAGTACGCGAGGTTGAACAAATACAACTGGGGCTTCGCGACCGTCGACGTGCAGGCAGATGGCTCGTTCAACGTCCAGAACATGCGCATCACGAAAGACGGCGTGGTACGGACGTCGTGAGACTCACAGACGAATACATCGCAGAGGCCCGCCAGCGGGCGTATCGATTCCAGGGCCAGTGGTGTGGCACAAGTGGGTCGCTGGCTGCGGACAGTGCACGGATGATCATCGAGAGGAAGGAACTTATGAGCACGATTGCTGAACTGGAGCAGGACAACGCGGCCATGCGGGCTGCCATCGAATCACGCGGCGGCTGTTGCGACGGCGGGAAATGCCACGCCCCCCCTGCTCTCGACCTGCCCGACGGCTACGCGTGCTACACGCTGACGCCGGCCGAGCCGGTGCAGGAGGCAGTGTTCGAGGATCCCATGCCCGTTGCGGGCATGGCCCCTGAGCAACTGGATGCTGCGTGGGCCGGCGTGAAGGAGCGGCAGCGCGAGCTCCACGAGCGGCTCCGAGACCCATATGCGCACGATCCGCTCGAGCGGCGAGTGGTTGGCGACGACACGGCAACGCCCGCCGCGGCCGCCCAGCCGGGCACCACGGCGAAGTTCGGAACCGGAGCCGTTCGGTCCGACACGTTTGAAGAGTACCGGTTTGACCTCGTGTCGCCGATTGGCCTTCGCGAGGTGGCTCGAGCGTGTGCGGAGGGGGCTCAAAAATACTCTGACTTCAACTGGGAAAAGGGCATGCCGGTCAACGACCTTCTGAACCATGCCATCGCACACGTCTACCAGTTTCTCGCCGGCGACCGCAGCGAGCCGCACCTTGGGCATGCTGCCTGGAATCTGCTTGCGGCGATCCACTCGCACGAGCTCTGGACGCACCTGAACGACGGCAATCTCCGCGGCCCTGGCTGCAAGCCGCCCACCTGAACAAAGGTACAATGACGGTAGGAGCAGCATGTGAAGGGCGAACACACTCGACTGGCCGACACGCTGTTCCGGCACGGCCCGGGCGGCCGTGAGCCGCTGGCGCCGCCGAGCGGTGAGCACGTCCACTACCAGCCTCTCCGCAGGGCCGGGATCGGCGTGATCACCTCCCGGCCGGCGACCGCTGAAAACACGTGCCGGTGCTGGGCGTGTCGGATCGGGTTTAACGTCGACCACGGAAAGATTCAGAGGTAGCCGATGCCCAC